CAGTGCTTGGACAGAAGTAGGGACTGGTGGAACAGGAAATTTCACAGTAGATCAATCTGCCAAAACAACTGGATCGCTCGTCTATTATGACGGTTCCGAATTTAAAGCTGACACCACCACAACGAAATCAACGATTGTACATGGAGGATCATTTTAAAAAATGTCAAACGCAACAATAAGAATAAAAAAACGCTTAAATCAAGGCGGTGCATCAGCAGGAGCACCTAGCTCATTGAAGCCATCAGAATTAGCTTTCAATGAAGTAGATAGTAAACTTTACTATGGTAAAGGAGAAAGTGGTGGTGATGCTGATAGCATTATTGCTATTGGTGGAGATGGGGCTTTCCTTTCTTTATCAGGAGCACAAACAGCAGCAGGGAACAAAACCTTTAGTAATGATATAGTTATTGGTGGTAATTTAACAGTTAACGGTACCACAACATCATTACAAACCACTAATTCAGTTGTAAAAGATTCTTTAATTGAATTAGGTAATGGTACTTCTGGTACTCCATCTAATGATGCTGGAATAGTTATCGAAAGAGGTAGCTCCAATAATGCCTTTATAGGTTGGGATGAATCAGAAGATAAATTTCGTTTAGGTACTGGTACTTTTACTGGATCTAGTACAGGCAATTTATCTATAACTACAGGTACACTTTTAGCGAACTTACAGGGTAATGTAACAGGTAATACATCTGGAACATCTGGTGGGTTTACAGCTGGTAACGCCTCTAATCTCAACAGTGGTACTATTCCAAACGCTAGGATAGGTAACGATTCTATCACAGAAGCTCAGTTAGATATACATAACTCTCCTACTACTAACTACATTTTAAAATATACCTCTAATGGTATGGAATGGGCTGCACAGGGTGCAGGTGGAGATATCAACCAAAACGCTTTCTCTAATATTGCTGTTAGTGGTCAATCAACAGTAGCAGCGGATAGTACTACAGATACTCTTAACCTTGTTGCAGGTAGTAACGTAACTATAACTACTAACGCTAGTGGTGATTCAGTTACTATTGCTTCCACAGATACTAACACTACGTATTCTGTAGGCGATGGCGGTTTAACTCAAAACAACTTTACTAATACTTTAAAGTCTAAATTAGATGGCATAGCAACCAGTGCTATTGCAGATATCGTTAATGATAGTTCACCTCAACTTGGTGGTAACTTAGATGTTCAAAGTAGTGAAATAACCACAAGTACATCTAATGGTAATATTAAACTCAATCCGAATGGAACAGGTGTAGTTGAAATTAAAGGTGATGGCACAAGTAGCGGTACTGTTGGAACATTACAACTTAATTGTTCTAATAATAATCATGGTATAAAGTTAAAGTCTCCTCCTCATAGTGCAGGTGCTAATTATACGCTTACTTTTCCTAACTCAATTACAAACGGTCAGTTTTTAAAGACTGATGGGTCTGGAAATCTTAGTTGGGCTGCTGTTGATTTAACAGCTTTAAATGCTAGTAACTTAACATCTGGTACCGTACCAACAGCAAGGATTCCAACTTTAAACCAAAACACTACAGGTTCGGCTGCAACTTTAACAACAGCTAGAACTATTGCAGGTGTTTCATTTGATGGTTCTGCAAACATATCTCTTAATAATAATGCCATTACCAACGGTGCTGGGTATGTAACCTCTTCTATAATTAACTCACTTAGTGCAAGTAATTTATCATCTGGTACAATCCCATCAGCTCGTGTCGGTACAGTTGATGGGGGAACCTTCTAATGGCAGCAGTAATAAAACTAAAGCGGGGTACGTCTACACCAACTACCAGTAATATTATTAACGGTGAAGTTGCTATTGATACATCCGCTAAAAAGTTCTATATTAATGATTCTGGTACTATTAAAGAGATTGGAGGTGGAGCCAGTTTAAGTGCATCTCAGCTTAACGATATAAATGTTGTTGCTGGACAAGTTGCTCATGGAACTGACTTAGGTTCTATAGCAACTGCACTAAGCAGTAACTCTGCGGCAAGTGATATTTCAACAGTTGCTGGAAGCATCACTGATGTCAACTCTTTTGCTGATAGATATCAGATTGCTAGCTCAGCTCCTACACAGAGAACTGATGGTAGTTCCTTACAGGATGGCGACCTTTGGTTTGACACCACAAATGATGGGATGATGGCTTATGACGGTAGTTCTGGAGATGGTTACACACCTATCCAGCCTAGTCAGTCTACACTCACAGCAATTAATAATGTCACTGGGAATGTAACTTTCACAGAAGATTGCGGAAGTATTGCTGATGCTGTGACTACTGGTGGCGGGAATGATTCAGTTAATGTTGTTGGTGCAGCTATTGCTAATGTTAATACAACAGCAACTAATATCACAAATGTGAACACAGTTGCTGGCTCTATTTCTAATGTAAATGCAGTAGGTGGTTCAATATCAAACGTAAATACAGTAGCTCCTCATATTGCAAATGTTAATAGATATGCAGATGAATATAAAATTACAAGTTCAACACCAGCTTCGCCTAGCGGGGGAGATCTCTGGTATAATACAACGTCAAACACTTTGAATTACTACACTGGTAGTGCATGGGTAGGGATATCTCCTGGAATTTCAGGCGTTGTTAATGATGCAAACCCACAATTAGGTGGTCATCTTGATTGTAACGATAAAAACCTTACTGAGGTCGGTACAGTCAGTGGAAACAACTTACAAATCGACTTCGGTTCAGTAGCATAATGGCAAAATTATTAAAACTAAGACGTGGTACAACCACACAACATAGTAGCTTCACTGGTGCTGAAGGCGAGGTTACTATTGATACAACAAAAGATACAGCTGTCGTACATGACGGCTCACAAGCTGGTGGTAGGCCACTAGCAAGAGAAGACCTAAATAATGTCTCAAGTGCTAGTATTACTGGTAGATTGGGTACAGGATCAATCGTAAAAGCTAAATTAGAAGCAGATATTATTGATGGGACTAAACTAGCTGACGATGCAGTAGCACAAGAGCATATAGCTGATAACGCTGTAAATGAAGCTAGATTACAGATTAGTAACTCTGGTTCTAATGGACAGTACCTACAGAAACAGTCAGGTAATACTGGTGGTTTAACTTGGGGAACTGTTGATTTAACAACACTGAGTGCAAGTAATCTAACTTCGGGTACTATCCCAGACGCAAGATTTCCTTCAACCTTACCTGCTGTAAGTGGAGCAAATCTAACTGGTGTCCAGCCATTTGCTAGTGGAACCAAGATGCTCTTTCAACAGACATCTGCTCCTACAGGATGGACAAAAATAACAAGTTCCGTAGATAACAAAGCTCTTAGAGTAGTATCTGGTACAGCTGGGAGTGGTGGTAACGCTAACTTTACGGGTGCATTTGCTAGTTACACACCTGCTGGTAATATAGCAGCTACTGCTAACGCTACGGCCTCATTTAGTGGTAGTGTGAGTGGTACTTCAGGTAACTCCACGGCAACTACAGGTAATACTTCAGCAGGTGGTAACGTAAGTAACCATACGTTGAGTTCTAACCAAATGCCTAGTCATAGTCATAGTATCACAACTCATAACTATGATGGCTATGGTAGTTGGAGGAATAGAGTCTATCATTATAACTCTTCTAGTTCAACAAGAACTCACAATACTAACAATACTGGAGGCGGTGGATCGCACTCACACGGATTCTCTGGATCCGCCCACAGCCACAATGTTAATAACCATACACATAGTTTCAGTGCTAACTTTAGTGGTAACACTGGAAACCATACACACACTTCTGGTGCTTTTAGTGGTACAGCTGCAGACTTTGCAGTTAAATACTTAGATGTAATTATTTGTTCTAAAGATTAAATGACCCAAATCAAACCTGGCACCTTATGCCCTCTTATCGGTGAAGATTGTCGTGGACTAGAGTGTTCATGGTACACACAGATACGTGGGCAGAATCCACAAACAGGTGAAGATATAGACGAGTGGGGGTGTGCAGTCACATGGCTGCCTACCTTACTTATTGAAAATGCACAAATGCAGAGACAAACAGGAGCAGCAGTAGAATCATTTAGAAATGAGTCTGTTAATACCAGAAACATGCTCGCTGCTCTTACTCAGATGCCAAAACTAACACAAATAGTAGAAAATGACGACTAAAAATGTATGTGTAATCGTCCCAGATAAAGTAGTATCAGTAGATGGCGAAGCCTACACTCCTGATTCTTGGTCTTTTGATGATTCAAAAATATGGGCTATACAATGGTATGGTGACACAAAAACAGGTGATATTGAACCTGCTCCAGTTGGAGGTAAGATAGAAGCAGCTAATGAGGATATTACTGAAAGTGATTATGACACTAAAGTAAAACCTTATGTAGATGCTTGGGAAGTTAAGAAGGCTGCTGTAGAAGCAGCAGAAAAAGCAGCAATAGATGCAGCAGCTGCAGAAGAAGCAACAAAAATTGCGAATCGTGCAGAAGTTAGGAAATTAGGTAAAGTACCTGTTGAGAACAGAGTACCAGTCTATCCTAAAGATCTAGATTCTGTATGATAGAACAGCTGTTTCCAGTACCTCTATATAGTGCTCAAGTAGATAAATTTGATGCTATCCAACATGAGATAACCACAGGGGTAAAAAATAGTAAATTTTCTTATAAACCTGAATGGGGTAGAACGCATTATTTATCTGACCCTACTTTTTCAGAGAATTGGCTTGTTAAACATAGTTGTACTACCTTATTATCTGAAATAACAAATCACGTAGATAAGTATAAAGATAGCTTAGGTATAACAGGAGACTGTAAGGTTAAAGAGTCTTGGGTTGCTTTATTTAAAGAGCATAACTATGGACATGTGCATGATCATTCAGATAATCAAATATCAGGCGTTTATTACTTTAAAGTCAAAGGTAGTACAGGTAATATATTTTTTACATCTAAAAGATCTTGGCAAGGAAGAGTAGAGGCTTCAAGTCGAGAAGGTTTGCTATTGTTATTTCCTAGTGATCTTAAACATGGTATTACTACAAATACCTCTACAGTATCACGAATAAGTATATCATTTAATTTAGCATGAGAATACCTTCAGTTAATTTGCCAGAAGGTTTTGGTTTACCTAAAGGTTTACTTATACCACAGGCAGAACTGAAACCTCCTAATGCAAAAATCCCTGCTTTTCCAGCTATAGTTGTACCTCCTACGGATTTACGACCACCCTTGGGGGTGGAACCTGAGTCTACAGAACAAGTTCAACCACCTAAACTTAACATCCCTGTATTGGATATACAGATGCCAATACCTGAGACAGCTGTGGTTGTTACAGCAGTTACTACAGCAGTAGTAGCAGTTGCTACAACTAGCGTTACTCAGTCTTTATTTGAACCAATCAAAAAGAAGGTCCAGAAATTCCTACAAGGTAAAGTTAATAAATGGAAGGAAAACAGGAAGAAAAAAAAGGACTCCTCGGGAAGCTCAAAGACGCAGCAGAGGATCAAGAACACCAAATCCAAATCTTAGGCACATTTGTCCGTCTGGGAGTTGTG